CTTACCCAACTCTGGTACTGACAGAGACCTTACTGAGACAATCTTAAAGACTGTTATCAAAGAGGTTTATGAGTCAGGTGGAGAAATGGATATGCTTGTTGTACCACCGAGTATGAAACAAACTATATCTGGGTTTAACGCCAACACAACAAGGTTTGGTCAAGCTGAAAACAGAGTAGAGTATGCAGCAATCGATGTTTACTCATCTGATTTTGGTGACCTACAGGTCGTACCAAACAGAGTTATGGCAGTAACAAGTGAAAGTAATGCTTTCCTTATCCAAAGAGATATGATGGCAACTGCTTATCTAAGAGATTTCCAAGTTCAGGATCTTGCCAAAACTGGTGACTCTGAAAAGAAACAACTTTTAGCTGAGTACACACTTGAAGTCAGAAATGAAGCCGCACACGGCATTCTTTTAGACGTAAACCAATAAGCTAAGTGAGGGAGCTTCGGCTCCCTCTTTAGAATCATTCTAAGGAACATTATGTATTATAAATTAACAGGAACAGTACAGAAGGTAGACTACACAGCTAGTGCCGCAAACAGTTCAGCTATATCAGCACAATGCAGATATGTAAGATTGTACGCAACAACAGATTGCCATATATCAATTAGCAATCCTGCTGTTACAGCAACTGCTGCTATGACACCACTACAGGCAAAAGACTTTGAATATTACAAAGTATCACCAGGTAATATTATATCTGTAATTAGATCCTCTGGTAACGGTTCATTATATATTTCAGAACTTACGGAGTAAACATGACTGATTATAAAGCACCTACTACATTTAAAGTTGGAACTACACAAACAGTGGCTGTTGGTAGCTCTTCTGCTGCAAGTTCAAACGCCTTTAACGGACAAACAAGAGAAATAAGAATTGTTACAACCGTTGACGCTTACGTGGAAATGAACGCAACATCACCTACAGCAACCTCTTCTAGTATTATTATACCTGCATTCACACCAGAGTATTTTAGAGTAACACCATCTACAAAAATTGCTTTCTTACGAGTTGGCTCAACAGATGGAACAGCAAGAGTCACAGAACTTGCACAATGACCATTGCTACTCGATTCTCACATAGAGGACAAGATAGGTATAGAGATAGACGCACAGATACACCAAACGACAATATTAAGTTAGAAGACGGTACGTACTTGCTCATGCAAGCAGGTGATAATATAAAAATAGAACAGGCAGTTGGTACTGTATTTAGTGGCAGACCAATACCTAACTAATGGCACGTAAAGCCAAGAGTTTTGTTGAACATGAAGCAGGACCAAAAAAAAGAACAGCTATTGGTCAAAGTGTTCGATCAAGACCAAAAAATAAACATAAAAGAAGAAGTTTTAAAAAGTACAGAGGTCAGGGCAAATGACTTTCAAAGAACTTGTTGAACTTCTAAAACTTAAAGAAAAACAAAGAAAAAAGAAAAAAAGGGTAAAGAATGGCAGATAGTAAGATTAGTGAATTGACAGCATTGTCTACACCAGCAGATGATGATGTATTGGCTATTGTAGATACCGATGCAGGACAAACTAAAAAGATAACAGCAGTTAACTTAAAATCTTATGCAGGAACTACTACAGAAGAATTACAGGATATTGTTGGTGCTATGTTCAGCAGTAATACAGAAACTGACATAACTGCAACTTATGAAGATGGCGATGGCACTATTGATCTTGTAGTAAGCGTATCTGCTGGCAACCTACCTACAGCTATAGACGCTGCAAAACTAGGCGATGGTTCAGTATCTAATGCAGAGTTTCAAAGACTAGATGGTGTATCTAGTGATATACAAGGGCAGATAGATGGTAAACAAGCATCCTTAACATTTGGTATTGGTAACACCAACGTGCCACAATTTACATCTGGCGTAGCTGATGATGACTTTTTAAGAATAGCTGGAACAAGTGTTGAAGGTCGTTCTGCATCAGAAGTCTTATCAGATATAGGCGCACAAGCATCTTTGACATTCGGCATAAGTAATACCAATGCTGTGAAAATAGATTCAGCAAGCGTAGCTGACGATGAATATGCTAGATTTACCTCTAGTGGTCTTGAAAGCAGATCTACTGCCGAAGTATTATCTGACATTGGAGGTCAGGCATCATTAACATTTGGTATTTCTAATACTAATGCAGTTAAAATAGATAGTAGTTCAGTAGCAGATGATGAGTATGCACGATTTACTGCCAATGGTCTTGAAAGTCGTAGCACTTCTGAGGTGTTAAGCGACATAGGAGGTCAGGCTGCATTAAGTTTTGGTATATCAAATACAAATATTCCTATTTTTACAAGTGGTGTAGTAGATGATGATTTTTTACGAGTCGCAGGTACATCGATTGAAGGTAGATCAGCTAGTGAAGTACTAAGTGATATTGGTGGACAGGCCTCTCTTACTTTTGGAATTAGTAACACTAACGCAGTCAAGATTGATAGCTCTAGTGTTGCAGATGATGAATACGCTAGGTTCACAGCAAACGGATTAGAAAGTAGATCAACCGCAGAAGTATTATCAGACATTGGTGGTATTACTGCAAGTTCTTCAGATACACTAACTAATAAATCAATAGACTCAGATAACAATACAATTACTAATATTGTCAATGCTGATATTAAATCTAGTGCTGCTATTGCATTTAGTAAGATGGAAAACCTTACAGCATCAAGAGCATTAGTATCAGACGGTAGTGGTGATGTATCAGCAGCAACCACAACTTCAACAGAGATTGGTTATGTTAATGGCGTAACATCAGCAATACAAACACAATTAGATGCCAAAGCAAGCAAAGGTCTGGCTGTAGCAATGGCAATCGCTTTATAGGAGAAAACATGGCACAAGACTTTGAATCAAATGGCGCTCAGATAACAAACTCAGCGACCACAATTTATACATCAAATAGTGATGATGCAGTTGTTGGTTTAAGACTAGCAAATATTTTAACCACTACAGTTACAGTAAGTGTATTTGTATCTGAAGGTGGTTCTACCACAAGATACATTGTAAAGGATTTATCAATACCGCCAGCAAGTTCAGTAGAGCTAGTTCAAGGTGGAGCTAAATTTGTTTTACAAAGTGGAGATATTCTAAAAGGGCAAGCTGGTACAGCAGACAGTATAGATGTTTGGGTATCAGTCGTGGATGCAATTAGTACATAGGAGATAACATGGCAACAATAACTTCAGTCGGAGGCGTTCAGTATATTGGTGATGCACCAGCAGGTGAAACCATACACGAACACGATACCGAAATAAACAAAGATCAAATTATTACAAGTGCAGTGTTTGCAGGCCCTATCACTTTTGCAGCAACTGTTACTGTTACTGGTACAGTTGTTGTTGTATGAACAATCCTTACGACAAAAATCAAGATATACACATTGATCGAGGCACAAGAAAACTTGTTGTAAAAAACACACAAGACACGACTAATATTCTAGAACAAAACAAGTGGTCACAAAACAATGTGGAACAAAAAGGAGATATGCAACGCATAGCTCAGATACCTTTGATTGCGTTAAAAATTAAAACAAAAGAACGATTTGGTCACTCAAATTGGTATAAAGTTGCCAAAGACGATCAAAAGAAAATTATTAGAGAAATGGTAAACAGTAACGAGTTTTTGTTCTTTAGAACAGGAGATAAGAGATTATAATGGCGTTAGATACTTATACAAATTTAAAAACTGCAATAGCAAACTTTCTTGCTAGAGATGATCTTACAACAGAGATTGATGACTTTATTGATTTGACTGAGGCAGACCTAAACCGCAGACTGCGTATACGAGCTATGGAGAATGTTTCATCATTTACTATTGACTCAGAAACAGAAGCATTGCCAACAGGGTTTTTGCAAGTACGTAGTTTTCATATAGTACAGAACCCAAAGATTGCTTTGCAATACATGACACCGTTTCATCAGTATGAAACTAAAGGTTCATCACAAACAGGATTACCCAAAGCCTACTCCATAGAGGGGTCAAACTTTAGATTTAGTCCGTTGCCAGATATAAGTTACACTGCCAGTCTTGTTTTTTACAAGGCATTTGATTCTCTTGATGGTAGCACAGCTACTAATTATATTTTAACAAACCATCCAGATGTTTATTTGTATGGTGCATTGTATTTTGCATCTACCTTTATTAGAGGTATGGATCAAGGTTCTGTTGCACAATTTAAAGCACAATATGAAACCGCCTTAAAACAAGTAGAAGAGGCAGACGAAAAAGATAAATACAACGGAACACCTTTAGTACAAAGG